TCTGAAGCATCTTTGTACTTCTCTAGTCTTGCTATCTTGACCTTCCCTGCGGGAAATAGTTGAGCACATTCTTCAGTAGCTTTGATTCCAGCCTCATCATTGTCAAAGAATAAGACTATCTCTTCATAACCTTGAATCAAGTCAAGTACTTTTTGTAGGTCTTTCTTAGCCCCAGCTGCCCCATTTGGTAATGAGACATGAGGCCATGTAGGTAATGCAGCATATCCAGACACTGCATCTAGTTCGCCTTCATATATTGTAAGGCGTGTACCTTTGTCTGGAAAAAGGTGTTGTCCGAATAACTGGTTATCGGTATTTTTACCGTCCCAGTAGAAATTTTTGTCCTTTGTCTTTACTTTGGCAGCACAGACTTGACCACTTTTGGTAAAGTAATGGAACCTAAGTACGTCTCCGTCCTTATGTATTCTATACTTTCGACAATGTTCCTCGGATATTTTACGTTTTTTTAAGGAAACAGGTAAACCTTTAATCATAGGTTTGGTCTCGCAGTGATGATGGTGGTCTGGTTCTCCTCCAGATTCATAATGGTTACACACAAAACAATAAGTGTGTCCATCAGAGTAAACGCTGTTACCATCGGAAGACCCACATCTGTCACAAGGTGCGTGATAAAGGAACTCTGATTCATCTGAGCCAGCTTGTTGGGATTGCATAATATGTACACCAAGGAAATCCATTCTTCTCAGCCCACATCGCATAGGATGTTTTGGAGCGTTTGGATATTTTGTTTAGCGGATTTTGAAATATAATTCTGATATCGAGATTTGGATTAGCTTTCTTTACAGCTTTCATCTTGCGTCTCTGATCTGGTGGGAAGTAGCCCTTGGCTTCTAGGTAGACATCCCCAACTTTAAAATCAGGGATGTACTGTGCTTCTATAACATATTTGAGTTTGTCACGTTCATAGGTATATTTGATACCCAGCTTATCTAACTCTTCAGCTATGTTCTCTTCTAACTTACTTCTCATTAGAAGTCATCGTCCTCCTCGACACTACAAGGTGCAGCATCTACGTTAGGCTCGTCTACCTTAAATCCTGTGGTTGAACCAAATAACTTGGCAGCATCCTCAGCAGTAAGATCTCCGTCATCGACAATACCAGCTCCGCTGTTAAGACTAACAACTTGGATAGCCTTTAGCTTTAATGATGTGCCAATGTCTCCTGTAGGTAGGACGTATGGTTTTTGGAAGAAAGCTATCTTTACTTTACTTCCATTATATATTGGTGTCTCTTTGTCTGTTATCTGTGTACCTTCAGTGTCAACAACAACTGGGATGAACTTGTCTCCATCTCTCCAGCTGAACTTAACTTGGTACGTTCCAGGCTGTGTCTCGACTTCTTCCCAAGGCTCTGGTTTAATAGAGACTCTCTTGGGATTCTTAGCTTTGGACTTAGCCCATTCTAATGCAGATTCTCTTTCTTCTTCTAGCTCTTTGACAATGTCATCCTTCATGAGGACTGAGAGCTTATAGCCCCACTCCCCAGGTTTAAGGACAGCTTGGAAGCCTTCTAATAGAACGGGTTGTTTGGTGACGTGTGTTTGCATTTAACAGAAAAAATAAATGGAATTGGATACTACCTCTGGGTCAAGTGTTCCAACAATGGGTGGGGGTTCAGAGGCGTTAACGGTTTTTGCGAATTTTGTGAGCCAACAGTCTTCGGTAAAGATATTGGAATAGGTTTCTCGCACAAGTTGATTGAGTGTTCCCATGTCCCCTGCTCTGCATAAAACAGAATCATGGATAACTGTGAATGGTTCATCGAATTGAGTAAAGGATCTGTGAAGTATCGCTGCATCAATAGAATGAATAAAGTTAGGAGCTGTACTAGAGCGATGGCGTTTAGGGCAGGGTGTTTGCCTACCATTAGGGATGCGTACGCTAGTACGACCTAATAGCTGTAACTCCATCCGCTCTGTCTCTATGACATCACGTCTCTGATTAACTATAAAACCAGAGGGAGTCTCCCACTCTATATACTTACCACCATTTCTTATGTACTCTCCTACACTTTTCTTGATCCAACGCATAACTTGCATAGGTCCAGGGACTATACAGTCCATAGAATTGTAGACAGCGTTTACTATCTGAGTCAATTCATCTTGGTCAACTTCTATGCTAGCCTCCTTTAGAGCTTCACGTATATACTTACGACTACTATCCTTAGTAGCATTGTAGGGAATCGTCATCACTGTGCGTTTGCACACGGAACGAGTCATCCAAGGGTGCATGTAACTCGGTAGGAACTCTTTAGCCTTTTCTGCAACAGCCTTGTAAGCATCGCTCGGTTGTTTAGACGGAACGACATTGACTAACTCAGCTGTACTCTGATCTTTAGCAAGACCAGCTAGTATTTGTAGACCACTACATGTAGCATCTACAGCTACCATCAGACCAGTAGTATCCTTATCACAAGCTATACAGCAGTGGTAGTACTCATGACAGGCAGCCATAAACTGCCAAGGTTCTTCTACATTCTCCCATTCTGAGAGATGTAATATCGGATCTGTTGCAATCCTTGTGATTAAGTCTCTATTACCATCGACCCACTGTAACCTCTCTACTATCGGAGCTTTATCAAGCCCGAAGGTAGTGGCTACTTGGAAAGCTAACCATGTGTCAGCTGTCTCTGTAACTAAAGACTCATCAGCAAACCGTAATAATGATTTACCAAAGTCTGTGTCTTGTGGTGTAAGAAAAGCTTGAATAGGGTAGGCTCTACCACGATAGTCAAACGACCAGCATAGGTAGAACTCGTCATCCTTAAACTTTTCTGCTGCCTCTAATTGTGTTCTTGTTCTTACTGATCTCTTAAAATTAATACGATCAGCTGTGTGTGCTTCTGCCATAGCTCTTCGCCATGACAAGTTTTTCATCGCATCTTCCTCTGCATCAGGAGGACGAGGAGGTTTGAACGCTGGGGAAATTGGAATAAACTTCCCTACTACCCTTTCCTTCTCTTTCAGATACTCGGCAGTTCTTAGAACATGAGAGTTCACACGGTATTTTACCTTCTGTAGCTTGTTAATAAAAGCTAAAGGGGTATCCCCGTGTTTAATGGTGGGGTTGCCACGTCTAGTTAATTCGTGACCCTTCATCATACTATTTGTAAGATATCCCCCATAAATTATGTTACCTTCTTCATCGTATCCCCAGTCATCTGGTTCAACCAACATAGGCCAAGGTATGCCACTGAATAACTCAGCAGTCTTAATCAGTTCGTTCCGTTTGTTGTTAAAATCATCTGTGGCAACAACACGGTATTCGTACTTCTTTCTCCTTGTCTTACGTTTATCTACTGTAAACCAACCAGTGGATTCCATAACTGCTGTGAGTCCCCATCTACCTAGTGATATCTTAGTCTTTGTTGACCAAGCGTTCCACCTGATATTGCGTTCTCCAAACTTTTCACTGGCGATCTTTAACTTTTGTTGTGTACCTGTAACCTCGTGGAAATACACACGTTCTATATATCCCATAATAGTAGGATGCTCACGTTTGTACCAACGAAACTTACACTCTGACTCCAGTGCTCCACCAATGGCAGTCATCATGGGTACGATAAG